CACCGCCGGCCGCCACCGAATTGTGGAACCAGTTGGTCCCAGCCTGCGTGCAGCGCGCCTGGAAGCCGTCGGGGCCGCTCGGGTTCGATGAGCGATCGCCCTTGATTAGTTGCTGGGAGAACATCTGGCCCAGCGCGATCGACATGAGCTGTTCCTGCTTCGCGCGGTGCTCCATGCCGAGGCGATCGACGATCGCGCGGTCAACCTGGATGTATTCGTCGATGAAGAAGGTGTCCTCTTCACGCAGGTTGAACGAACCGGACGCGGCGCTTGCTGCCGCGTTGATTGCGCGGAAGCCGACGCTCGGCGTCGAGGCAATGTCCATGAAGGCGCGCTTGCCCATCGTCGCCGGCAGCATCGGAATTGCCGCCATGACGTCGGACTCGCGCACCATGTTCTCGACGAATGTGCGGGTCGGGTCGTTCTCCGGCAGCGTCTGCGCATACTGCGACAGCGTGATCGGAGAGGTGATGGAAACGTTGATGGTCATCTCTCAGGTCCCCTTAGCGTCCGCCACCGGCCGCCTTCTGTGTCATCTGGGCCATGCGCCTCTGGGCGAAGCTCATGTTCTCGTAGCCGGGGATCTTCCCGGCATCCTCTTGCCCTTCGCGACCTGATCCCGTGACGCTCGCACCGCCTTGCGATGAGAACGCGCGCATCAGCGCCTCGAAGGTCTCGACATTCGCGGCAACGGGGAATTGCTTGAGCGTCGAAATCAGTGTCGCGGCCTTGTCGCCGGCCTTGGCTTTCAGCCAGGTCTCGACGGCTTCGAGCCGCTGCGGGCCGGTCGCGCCGAGCTTTTCCATCTCGGCAGTGCGGCCCGTGGTGATTGCTTGGTGTTCGGCCAGCTTGTTCGCTGCGTAGATGCCGAGCAGCCGCGAGAAACCGGCCTGATCCAGCTTCATTTCGTGCGCGGCCTTGCGCGCCTCGGCGAGTGCTGGATCATCGGTTCTGAACTCGAACTGCATGCCTTCCGGCGCCTTGAAGCCGTCGGGCAGCTTGATTTCGTACTTGTCGGGCGCGGCGGGGATCGCCGCTTCACGCGCAACGCGTTCGGCATCGCGGGTCGAAAGCTCGGTGAAGTGCTGGGTGAACTCAGCCTCTGACTTGAACTTCTCGGGAACGTAGGAGGGCCGCTGCCACTCAGTCGGCGCCGGGCTCGGGCTGGGTTGGGGCGACGCGGCGGCGGGCGCCGCGGGCGCCGGAGTAGCCGGTTGCGGGCTTGGAGAGGCTGAAGACAATGGGGCGTCCGTTGGGGTCGTCACTCTCGTTCTCGCTTGTCATCACTTCGGCCATCACGGCCATCAGTTCTGACGCGAACCTGCGGCGACCCAGATTTTCGCGCAACGCACCGAAGTCATCCCCCGACGGAACGCCCATCAAGAGCTTCTGCAAACCAACGTAAAACACGCGGCCGTCGGGCGTGCGCGCAAATCGCTGCAAAGCCTCGTGAACAAGCTTGTCGTCGATCATTGCAGCCCCGCTGCTTGCGAGGGATCACCGGTCGGCGGCCCATGCCGCGCGAGCAGTTTCTGGATCATGTCGACCGCGTTATTGACCTGATTCTGTGGCCTGAATTTCAGCAGCGTCACGCGCATCTTTTCCAGGAACGCCTTGATCGTTTCCTTGCCGTCGATGTAGGCGCGGAACTCCTCCGGGAAGGCCTGACCGAGAATCTGGATCGCGCGCACGGCCGTTGCGACTTCCTGCTGCTCGGCCGCGCGCTGCGCCGGGTTGCTCGGCACCAGTGACACGGCTTTGCCGTTCACTTTCGCAGGCTGGATGACGCCGCGCGCCTCGAGCAGATACTTGAATCGCAGGAAAAACTTGGCCGGGCCTTCCCACCAGAACGTCAGGCCGGGCGTGCCGATGCGGCGCTGCGCGCGGGCGAGTTCATCCATCCACTGTCCCAGCGTCGGCGGCGTGTCGCCGGTCTGCTCGGGATAGTCGACATAGAACAGCTTGCGCAGGTGCTTGACCTTGTCCTCGACCGCATAAATGCCGCTCTCGGCCGGGCCCGGATCGTAGAGCTTCTTGATCGCATCCTGCGAGCCGACGCGGATCGGATACAGCATCCCGGGCTCAAGCCCCTGCTCCACCGCAGCGAACGAGTCATCAGGCATGCCCATCGGGGGCGTCAGGTTCAATTCGATGTGCTGGACCTTCTGCCCCTCAAGCTCATCGACCTGCCGCAATTCCGGCAGTCCCTGCAGAAGAACGCCCAGGCCATAGGCCCAATCCGACGTCGCATTGAAGCGCGCCACAACAAGCGGACAGGAGCCCTCGCCTTTGATCTCTGCCGAGTGGATCACCCGGTTTTTGATCATGACGACGTGCTGCCACCACTCGTCGCCGACGCGATCCCACAGCCGCCACCAGCCCCAGCGGAGTTCGGTCCTTTTGTCGCCGCTGGAGTCGATCTCTTCGGCAATATCTGCCGGGATTGGGAGGCCCTTCAACAGTGCGCGAACGTAGCGATTTCGCGTATGGCGGACGATGAAACGGTCATCGATCTCGCCGTATGGCCCCAGGTTGATCTCAAGCTCGCGGAGCGGGATCGCCTGAATGCAGATATGCTCGCCGGGCCGCTCATCATCGATGTACATTGCCATCGTGCCGATCGCGAGGTCGGGATAGGCCGCCTTGGCAAACTCGGAATAGAAATTCGATCCTTTGATCGCTTGGAAGATCGAGATGTCGTCGGCCTTGATCTGGTCCTTGATCGACTCCCAGTCGGATTGTTTGAGGTAGATACCCTTCGCCCGGTCACACCATTGCTCGGCCTGCGGCATGAACGTGTTGAGCATTTCAGTGACGTAATCGCCGGCGAGCTCATAGCCGATGCTCGTCTGCAGAAAGCCGTCATCATGCAGCGGCGTGGTCGGCGGCGTGGTCTGCGAATTGACCTGGCGCTGGCGCAGCGGCGCGGTGAAGAAATAGCACTCGCGCATGTCAAGATCGAACGGCATCTTCTGCCGGCGGCAATCGTCGACGCGCTGGTTCGCCTCGGGATCAAGCGGGTGCTTCTGTGGATCTTCCTTCTTGCGCGGCGCCATGTCAGGTCTTCGCTCCGACATAGCCGGCAAGCGCGCCGTAGCGCGCCATCAGCGAGGCGCTGTCATCCCGCGTGCGCTGCGACAGGGCTTGGATGTCCTGCGCCTGAGCCTGCTTCTCCTGCTGCAGGACCATCGGATCGGGTTGAATGACTGGCGGGTCTGGCGCATTCATGAAGGATTTCGGCTCCTTGACGAATGCAGTCTTTCCAGAGAGCGGTCGGGCGCAACGCACTGCCGCGAATGCCGACGAGGTGCTTGACAGCCGGAACGCACCACAGCCCGAGCCGAAGCCCGCGTCCGCGCTTCCGCGGCGCCATACCGAGCAGGTCAGCGTCCCTGGTGTAATAGGCCATCAACTGGTCGGCGCCGGTCCCGCGCGCCACGATCACGTCAAGCGTCGTGATCCGCCAATCCAGGAACACCCAATGGTCGACCTCGGCGATGTATCCGAACGCGGAAACGTGCTTGTAGCGACCGCAGGCGAGCCAACTGATCCATCGGGAATCCGTCGTCTTGCGGAAACAGATCACCCATCGCGAGGGCTGACCGCCGGCGCCGGCGCTGACCAGGCGGATCATCCCGCAACCCGCCGCATCGATTTGCGGCCGTGCCAGCCGCGCACCGGTTGGGTACCGATGCCGACCCGCGCCCGCCCCACCATCGCATCGCCCTCGCCCATGCCGATGACGAGGTATTGCAGCGCGTCGGCCGGGTTCGAGTAGCGGTCCTTCTTCGGCCGCAGCTCGCCGTCTTCCTCGCGGACGAGATGATAGCGTCCCTGCATGCCGACGTTCAGAGTGCGACACATCGGCGAGAACACGCCGCGCGGCCGCCCGTCGCGGTCGAGCGTCGTCAGCAGCGACGTCACGGCATTGACGCGCGTCGTGATGTTGTTCTGCAGCAGCCCGGGCGGCGGCCGGACCTTCATGCCGTTCGCCTCGAAAATCTCGTAGGACGTCCGCTCCGACTGCTGCCCCTTGTCCCGACCTTTCGGATCGCCCCAGAACAGCACGTTTTTCAGGTCGTGGTCCGGGTAATGGTCCGCAATGAACTTCTTCACCTTCGGCGCGAACGTAACCGAGCTCTCATTGAGGCCCAGCAGTTCATACTGGAAATAGGACCGATTGCCGATCGACTGCCCGAAGATCGCCGCCGGCTGCCGGCCGAAGTCCAAACCGACATGCAGCGTAGCGCTCGCCACGGCGCGCAGCACCTCGTGGGAGACGTGGACCTCCTTACGGAACATCGGGAAGACCGGCGAGCCGTCCGTCACCAGCACACACACATTGCGCAGGCGCGAGTCGATCCAGGCCTTCGCCTTGCCCGAGATCATCTTCTGGTAATAGCCGTCCGGCAGGTTCGCTAGGTTCTCCGCGGCCGGATTGACGGTGTAGCCGAGCACGCGGCCGTTGTTGTCCAGCTTCTCCAGTACTGCCGGCGGCTGCATGTAGAAGCCCCAATGTTCCGGCCATGCGAATTCGAACCGCTCGTCTTCCGTAAGGTTCGGCGGCAAGTCGACCTGCCCGGTCATCAGCGCCAGCCAGTGCTCCTCGTCCGGCGCGTTTGTGTCCGCGATCACGCCATGCCAGGCCGAACCGCCATGCTCCTTGCCGGGATAGCGCAGACGCGAATGGCCTTCGTCGAAAAGCTCCTTCTCGAAGATGAACGAAAGCTCATTCCATGCGATGCCGGTGTATTCGGTCGAGCGCAGCTTGCCGACGTCGTCCTGCTTGTCGAGCGCGAAGAAGTCGACCTGCAAATCGACCATCGTCCCGTCGCCCGACGGATGTGGAAATTTTAGGTGATGGAACGGCGGCTGTCCCCAATTAAGCCGACCATAGATGTGCTCCGGGAACATTTCGAGCCACGTTCTGATCGTGGTGCGCTTCAGATCCGGGTACGTGTTGCGGATCAGCGCCCAGCGCGACAGTCGCGTTCCGGTGATCTTGGATACCCGCTGTTCCTGTGCGTGCCGCATGATCCGCGCGCAAAGGGCCCGGGTCTTCCCCGAGCCCAGCGGCCCCTCGATGACGTCGACCTCGTTGCTCGAGAGAACAAACTTCGCGACCTCAGTCCCGCCGACCAGATGGAATTGCCGGACGCTCATGACGCCATGCCGCCATCATCTCCAGCATCAAGCGCGACAACCTTGAATCCCTCCTGCCAAAGCCACGCAAGAAAATGATCGCAGTCCGGTACGGCGCCGGGCGTTTCGACACATTCGACTACCACGCGGGCCATCACTCGCCCGGCGTGAATGCGCTCAAGGTAGTCTTTGACAACTTCGCGCGCGCCATTGCCGGGATTCGGAGGCTCTCGCCGATCATCAAGGTTTATGATCTCGGCACTCATTTGCTCCGCTTCTTCTTCCGCGGCCGCGCCTTGCCCGCCATCCGCTCGGCAATCGCAATCGCCTGCTTCTCAGGCCGACCAGCCTTGCGCTCGGTTCTGATGTTCGCGCTGATCGTCTTCTGGCTCGATCCCCGCTTCAGAGGCATGACCATCTCCTGTGCCTGACGAACCAATGCGGGCGCCGTAGCCAACAGGCCGGCCGCACAAATCCGTACCGGCGGCGCTCCATCATCGGCCGCGCCGCTTGCCGTGATAGTTCGCTTGACCGGGCGCAGCATGTTTCTTCCGCGCAATCGCGCCGATCACGCCGCCCGGTACACCGCGAGCCTTCAGCTGTGCCGCGCGGCCGCCATGACCGAGCTTGTTGCTCTTGCCGTGGAATGATCCGGTCTTCTTCGTCGGCTTAGACATTCAACCCTCCGTTGGAAATTCGCCGGGCTTTCTTCCCGAGGTGCCCGGCAAACCTCGCCCCGGGCAGGTTCTCGCCCCGGAAGCCCAAGAAGCTCGATGTCCCGAAAATTTTCGGGCGAAACCTTTTTCCAGACCCCCGAATGATTTGAGGGGGAAACATGCGTGGGGATTACGAGCGCCCGCGGCACTCGCCGATTTTACCCCCGGCCCTCCGCTTTGGGCTTTCGGCGAGATGACCACCCCACCCCGTCGACCATCCGTCGGCCGATCGCGAGCCTGATCATCACGCAAGAGCGAGCCGGCGCCAGGTGTGTTCCTATGCAAGGAACATGGTGCTGCCGCTATCACGTTGATATCTCATCGTTTTCGATGGTGAGCGGTGCAGGCTGTGTCAATGGTGTGCCAGTTTGCACCACGACGATCTGTAAACCTGGCAGCGAATTGGCCCGACTTGCGGCCATTCCCTCGTCATCGCCCATCAATTCGAGCGCGCGAACCGCGTTCACAACGGCCTGTTTGTTGTCATCCTGCTCGACCATTTGCTCGAGCCGGTGAATCCTGCGAGCGCGGCCGGAGGTGCGCAATACCTCGCACTCACTCAGGTAATACGCCTTTACGGGAGGAGATCGGAGCGCTTTGTAGAGACCATGGTCGGATATTCCGGCCTTTTCGGCTGCTTTGGCGCGCGGGAGGCCTTCCCACACCATTGCGTTGATGGCGTCGCGGACTTTGCGCGTAATCTTGATCGCTTTGCCCTGTTCGTCGGGCTGGATTGCGCGGTTTTGCTCTGATGGGGTCAGTTGCATGCCGGGAGAGTGTCGGCAATGCGAGGAACGGGCAACGCACCGAACTAGCATCGCGTCAACAGCATATATGTCAGTCTATATGGTGTTGACGCGTTCGGCTTTGCGTTTGGCGCGGAGGGCGCGCTGTAGTTCGGCTTGACGGGCTTTGCGTCGGATGGCGCGCTGTTCTTTGCTGCAGTCAATGGCGCCGATGGTGGTGATCTTCAATTCGGTGCGTTTGGCGTCGGTAAGTCGGATCTTCCAAGCCAGCTTGTCCGCCGACCACTTGAGCGGGCAATGGTTGGCTTCTGTGATCATGTACTCGCGGTCTCGCGTGCTGATCCATGGGCAATAGGTCTCGAGCCATTGCGCGGCGCGCCGGTTGCCATCAGCCAGCACAACGAAATGATGCACGAATAGCCGGGCCACGCCTTCCGACCATTGGCAGGGCTCGAGCTCTGCGCCGGCGCCGATCGCATCTGCCAGCCAGCGCATCAGTTCGGCAATTCGGATTGACGCCATGGGCCTGGTCCGTTTGCCGACATGGGCCTTGCGGGAATAGCGCCGTTTGATTTCCCATTGACGGGCTTTGATCAGTTGCAATGGTGGCCGGCGCGTGTTCATCCGCACATAATCTGCCGTACGCAATAAGCGGCAACGCACCGAAAACCCCTTGTTTTATCGGCTTTCCTGCGATTGTAACATTTCGTGATCGTTTTACATTTGACAAATGACCCCGGTCATGAGATTTTACATTTGTCAAACGGCGTTGGCGCGCCGGAGACGCAAACCTAGAGGATCATCACAATGGCTTTCATCGTCCAAGCTATCACCACGCGCTACATCGGCCCGTCTAATACTCGCGGCTCGCGCATTAAGGCCAAGGCTGCAGCCGGCAGCATCACCATTCCTTGCGACGACTCGCTGAACATCGAACAGCGGCACGCTAAGGCCGCTGAAGCCCTGGCGCGGAAGTTTGGCTGGTCCGGCAGATACTATCAGGGCGGTATGCCCGACGACTGCGGCTATTGCTTCGTAGCCGTTGTCGACGCTCCGGCCTTCTCGATCGTGCGGGAGGGCTGAGCAATGGAAGCCCGTTTCGTTTACTTCTCCTGCAAATCGCTTTCCCGGTGCGAAGATATGCTCGAGCATCTGTTCGCTACTGGCGAAGTCTGTGAAGGCGAGTTTCCCAAGATTGAGCGCCGCGGATCTCGCTGGTGCATCACCCTGCCAATGTGAGGAGATGCACCATGTTTGACAGCAACCAAATGCACGAGCTGGCGCACCTATCGCGCCAGCGATATGAGCGGTCCGGCGGCGGCGGGACGCACAAGGTCTACGCATCGAGCAAGGCCTATGACGAGGCGCGCGGCTACAAGCACATGACCCGTGGCCAGCGCGCTGTTTATGAAATGCTGATGCGCTGGCGCTCCGATAGAGAGTCGGCAATGTCGGGCTTTCGATGGGATTGCCACGTTCTAACCTTGGATACGGTCAATGGCGAAATCCCGTTTTGACGGTCAATCCGTCCTGCCCTGCACTCCGGCCGATATGGCCGGGATGCTGCGGCGAAAGGCAGAGGCACCGATCCTGGCGCCAAAGCCTCAAAAACCCTGCGATATCGGACTATTCAGCGATGAGGCCGATCAACTTGACCTAGTCGAAATGTTCCAAGATTCAGCGGAGGATTGAGCAATGAGCGCATGGCAAGAGCGAACTACAGCGGCCGGCTTTAAGCAATTCCGAGAGGGAACGCGCGGCCGCTGGCGATTTCAGGTCTATGGCTTTCGAGGTGAACCTGGCACCCATTCGACCTGCACCGTCTACGCCATCGACGGACACCGCGAAGTAGAAATAGACCCTAGGGACCGGATCAAGATCGAAGGTCGATGGTACGGCCGCCAGCACTGGGACCATTAAACGAAAGTGGCCCGGGCAGTTGGCGCCGCCCGGGCCTATCACCTATCGCGCGCCAAGGCCTAGAGGACCCGAGGGGCAACAGATGACAAAAGACGATACCACGAAAGACCCGGCCGCAAAGCGTGCGGCTATTGCGTTATTGACGAAAGGCCTGATCACCCGGGCGGAGGCTGCCAAGCTCGCAGGGGTCTCGCGCCAGCTCGCGCGGCATTGGGCGAAAGACATTCCAGAGCAGAACCGGGACGCGGTGATAACGAAGCTTTGGAGCAAAGAGCTCGCCAAGAATAGATCGGGGGAGCGGTCATAGGTCGAGAAACACGGCTCATTGGGCGCGCTCACGCTGTTGCCGTCGGCCGCGTCATGCCACCGCCTGCAATTCAAGAAATTCAACGATTTCCTGGTAAATCTGGCGAAGTATGGCGAGATTCCTGCGCTCGCGCCGATATTTGATCCATCGAGCGTTCCCGGCCTTCTTCGCGAGAGCTTTGCGCTGCTTCTTCGTCATCGAACTGGTACGCGCGATGCCACCCAGTCGCGAAACGTTTGAGTGATACACCTCGACCGCTCTATTTGCGGTGACCTGGAGCGAGACAAGCCCTATCCCCAGCGCTTCATCAGGTACGTGTTGATTTTCCTTCACGCTCTCTTTCCTTTCGACGTTGAATGTGTGCAGCCTTGCGCGCCAATCGCTCTTTTTTCCATCGCGCCGCTGCCATTTTCTTCGCGTGCTCGGCGCGCTGCTTCTTGTTCACTCCTACCCATCGTTTTTTTCGTGCCTCTCTCCAAAAGTGGCTAAAAACACGCGATTGGAGAGCGATGCTTATGTGAGAAGCATGGTTGTTCATGCGCGCCTGCGTAGCCTGACGCGGTAGATAGTTCTCGCTGATGCGTTGCCGCATCTTGATTTCCTGGTCTGGATCAATCTCGACTCGGAGCCGCAGCCCTGCCGCCCGCAACGCATCGAAAACCTTCTCCGGTCCCAACCGCTTCACCTGTGCCGGACCGAACACCTTGCCGCTCAGCCCGGCCGGAAATCCCGCCAGATCGTCGAAGTCGGTCAGCTTCAGCCCGAGCGCGCCGACCTGCGCCTGAATGGTTGCCATCAGCTCGGTGTAGCTCGTGACCTCAGTGCTCAACGGAGCGCCTCGTCGATCATCACCGGCCACGCGATTCCGGCGTCATGGTCCGCTTTTTCGCGCTCGCAGGCTGCCCACATTTCATCGGTCGGCTCGCGCATCGCCTCGATCGCGGCGCGGGCTACGCCGCGATAAAATTGCATGACTGCCGGTTCGTCATCGATAAGTTGCGCCGTCCCGGCCGGTTGAATCCTTTTCAAATACTCCACAGCAGCTTTTGCCACCCGCTCAACCATCTCGCTCATGCTGCATCCCATCCCGATTGATCCACCACCGGCGGATTGACGCCCCGCGCCGTGGCTACGGTGATCGCCCAGATGCGGTCAGCCTCTGCCGGGCTGTATGACCCGGGCGCCTCGACAACATCGCGCTGGTCGACGCGCGGACGCGATACAGGGCCTATCTCGATGCGGCGGTAGATCATGCCACCGGGTCCTTCACGTTCGCAGCCAGGCGCCGCTCGATCCGCGCAACGATATCCTTGAGCTGCTGCCACTCGTCGGGGTCGCGCACATCCATGCCAGCCTCGCGCATGATGCGCTCGCCCTGCACGATCTCGCCGAGCGTTGAGGAAATTGATTGACGCGCTGCACTCAGATCAGGCCGTGACATCGTGATCGCTCCCGTATTGCGGCGTGAATTGTCCGGTGAGTGGGTCGACGTAGAAGCTGCAGGCTCCGAGCTTGCCGGCGCCGATCTCGCGCACCTTGGCGCTGATGACCTTGGCTGTGTTGCCGGCCTCGCGCACAACGATCAGGCCGTTGTCGCACTTGTTGTACCAATTCATGGAGCCCTCGATGTCTGCCAGACTCACCACGCGATTGCCGGTGTTTACGATCGCCTTGGTGGGGTGCGCGACGACCACCACGATCGCATTCATAGTCCGGCAGAAATCCTTGATGTTCATCAGGCAGCGGCCGATGTAATCGGTCATCATCTCGTCCCGCTTTCGCGCGCGGTCGAGCTCGTTCCAAGGGTCGATCAGCACGATCTCGGCTTTGCGGTGCGCAACTGCCCATTCAGCGCGATCAAGAACCCAGTCGATCGTGTGCGCCGGCTCGTATTGCTGATGCGGCACCGCGGACTGAATCGTGCATTGCTCGCGGCAGAAATACTCGAAACTCTGCTGGCTCCCGGTCCAAATCTTGCGCAGTTTGTCGCGCAAATGGCCCTCGTTTTCGGGCACGTAGAGGAACGATCCAACGCGCTGCTCGAGCGCCAGCTTCAGCAGCACGTTGAGCATGAAGGTCGATTTGCCATGCCCTGCGATCCCGGTGACGACCAGGAATTGCCCGAGGTAAAACCTCAGAATCTCATCGAGTTCCGGCCAGCCGACGCCGAAGGCCTGCTTTGCAACAGATCCTCGTTGAGGCAGATCGGCGAGCGCGTACAGCCCGGCCGGCACCGAAAGGTCCTGCAGTTCGACGATTTCCCCCATCAAATCACCCCTGGAATGCCGTCAAGCCAGTTCGGCTGCTCGGTCTGTTGTTTGCGAATGACCGCGCCGATGTACTCGCGCGGCTTGTCTTTGGTGGATGCTTGCTCGATCGCCGCCCGGGCGAGAGCGATGTTTTTCTGCTTCGCAGCGAGGAGCTTGTTGATCAGTCCACCTGCATCTTTGCCGAGCACCTCGCGGCCCCTGCGGAAAAGCTCGACCTCCGGCGCCGCGGAAGCGGCATCTTGTTTATTAGTTTCTTCTTCTTTGTTTCGCCGGCGTTCCGGTTGGCGTTTCAGTTGCGTTCCGGTTGGCGTTTCGTCAGCGTTTCGCGATAGCTGATATTCGTCATAGTTACAGATAGTTATGAGTGTCGCATCGCGTGTCGCCGACGTTTCGATCATCGTGTCAGTTCTGATCCGGTTTAAGTATCGGACTACCTTCGAATGCGGCCACATCCACTTCTCTGCGAGGAACCTGGTTGCGAACGCGCATTGACCGCGCTTGAGATCAATCACCGACTTGCCGATGCGGATGCGGCTGTCCGTCCATGCTGCGCTTGAGATCAGCCAAAACCATGCCTCTCGCTCCGAAAATTTCTCGCGCGGGAACAGCGAGTGCTCCCACACGCCGCGATCGATCACGAAGAATCCGCGATCGCTCACTCCGCGGCCTCCCTCTCGCGCACGCGCCGCTGGTGCCCGGCCCAATTCACGGCATCTTTGGCGACTTGTAGGGCCCGCTGCTCGATCTTCGGCAACTCACTCTTGGGCGCGATGCCGATACGTTTCATGAGTTCGCGGAACGCTGTATTCTCGCGCGTGCGGCAGTTGATGCGCTTCATTCCTGCCTCCGGCGCTCGTCCATGCGTTTTGCGAGTTCGGTGGCCTGTCGGTCAGCCTCTCGTGCGGCGTTGGTCCTCTCGGCTCTCAGGGCCGCTTGTAGAAGCACTTCGTTGAGGGCGGCTACCGCGTCCATCAGAACTCCTCGACGTCGTACCCGCCGCCGTTCTTCTTGGCGCGAGGCTTGAATGCTTTGAAACGGAAGGGGTAGATATCGGCCGCAACCTTGATCTTCAC